CCTGCGGATAGACCGAGACCACGCTATCAGCGACGCCAACCGTATATTTAATGTTGGCGCAGCCGCGAATGTAATCCGTGGATAGGTCGATCGAGTTAAGTGCGGTCGAACCTGCCGACTGAATGATCGCGATAGTGGGCGCGCTGGCCGGCGACGTGCCGGTTACAGTCAGAACGATTTCGTTACCCAACGTGCCGCTGATCGAATTGACCGCAACGTTGATATTGAGGCCCGTTCCGGAACCGCTCACGCCGATACTGGTCCCAGAGGGAAGGATCGCTCCGGTGATGGTCGCGCCATTGGTGATGGAGCCTGTCGGAGATCCGGTGACCGTAAACAGCGTGGATCCGTTCGTGACGGTCGCGGTAAAGAGCGTTCCCGCCGTGGTGGTCAGGGTTGCGGTGCCCGAGGCCGTAGCGGCATTCGAGAAGTGATACGTACCCGTGCCCCCCGTGCCGGTGCCGTCCATGATGACGGTAGTCCCGTTGGGTAGCAGGCTGCTGCTCAACGTGGCTCCAGCCAAGGTGCTGACCACGCTTGTACCCGCCGCGAACAGCGGGTTCGGCATGAGGTTTGAGCTAGCCGTGGACGAGGTGGGCAATTCCACGAAAGGCGAGGCATTCGTCAGGATATTCGCGAGCCGCGTTCCCGCGACCTTACCCATCGCATCAACGCCGTTCGGATTAGGGTGGAGACCATCCGCGAAAAGACCCGCCTGGTTAAGCCAGCTCGTACCTGGGCCAGAAGCTCCGGGAGTAGTCTTGTCGAGAATGCTCGCATCATGGAACGTGTCGATCACCACCACGCGGGGGTTTGCGAGGGCGTCGCCGGAGGCGTAATCGAATTTCTGGAGCCAGGTAGCGAAGGCTTCGAACACGTCTCCCGCCGCGCCCGTCCCGCTCGGAAGCGTGAAGGTCGCACTGCTCTGCGTGTTGTTGTTCGTGCCGTCCGCCGCCACACCGCGAGGCGTCTCGTTGATGATGATGACGTTCTTGGCCTTACCGCCAGCCAAGGGTAGCGGGTTGTTGTAGGCGCCGTTCGCGGAGACCCAGTTCACCGCAGGATTGGTCAAGGCCGCGATAGCGTTCTTGATCGCCGTGGGGGCAGTGCCGAGCGTCGGCGTTACCTGCATGCTGTTAGCAAGCGGCGTGTTCTGCATGGAGTTGGTGCCCATGTAGAAAACGACAACACCCACGTCCAAGGCGGCGATCTGCGCCAGATCCACGGTATTTGTTCCGGTGCGCGGATAGGCGAGTATACCTTCAACCGTTTGCCCCGGGCCACCGGCATTCACATAAGCCGCCAACTGGCGCAGCTGGTGGCCGCAATACATTCCGATCGCGGAATCCGGACCCAAGCCGGCCACATATTGCAGGCCGCCGCTTACGCCGTAGGTTCCGGTAATGGCGGCTCCTTGGGCGGTTCGACTGTCACCCATGGCGAGCATCTGGTAATTATAGGGCTGTGTGTAGGTTGCAGGCGTGACCGTTCCGCTGGACAACGGAGTGCCCAGCCCAAGCCCAAGACCTAGACGCATCAGCTAATCCTTTATGAGTTTGTTTCCGCGCGTCGATCGGTTATGGCTCAATCGATGGCAAGACGCAGGAATCCGTACCTTCAGATCAAGGTGGCCATTGTCGTTTGCGCGCTTCTTGCAGGCGCGATATTCATGGCCATCGTCATTTATGGGAGTTGAGCGATGAAAGTCTTTGTTCTATCGCTGCTTGCGATCCTTACGGTGGTGGCGGTGTTCTGCTATTGGTCGTTCAAAGCGGTTTGCGAGAAACTACCGCACCAAAAGCCATGATCACTTTCCTACCCACGTCGTGCCGGACCCAGCCTCCATCACGAAAAGGCTAGTTCCCGCCCCACCAGCGCTGTTGCTATAGAGCGTTCCTGGGAATGCCTTGAACGTGCCCGTTGGAGAGCCGGAATAGCTGAAGTGGCCTGTCAGGGTCAGGTTGGTAGCGTTTGTCACCGAATCCAAAACCCGAGCGTTGCTGCCGTCGAACAGATCGTTCCATTCAGCCTTCAAGATCGTGCTGGTGGTCGTGTTGAAGGTGAGCGAAAGCCCATTGCTCAGGCCAGTTCCGGTGTTCCCGCAGACCGAGAGGACCTTCACGGTATCGGTCGCGTTGGTGTTTCCTGCATAGGTCAGGAAGGTGTTTCCGCTGACCGCGCTATTATTCGAAACGCTGACTTGAGCGTAATTCAGCGAGAAGCCCGCACCAACCTGAATGGCTGGAGCGGTGGATGGAGAGATTTTGTTATCGTCAATCTCCAGATCTCCCCCCGTGGTAACGCCATCGCTGGCCACGGTAATCCCGCTCTGCGGATCGGTGTTGAGCAGCGAAATGTCGTTTCCATAGACCCGGCCAGACCCGATATACCCAAGAACGCCGTACTGAACAGCGTTGATGATCTTGTTATCCTCGATGTCGATGTTGGTCATCGCAACGCCGCCATTTGACGATGAAATACCCATGAAGTGGTTTTCGAGGCGGCACTTCGTGACCAGCAGGCCGTCATAGGCGCTGTGGATATTCGGATTGATGCGGATACCGATCTGGTTGATATTCGTGCCAGCCGAAGCCCGCTTGGAGCGGAACCCGTTAACGACGCCGGAGCAAGTGTTGCTGACTGAGCCGTCAATGTCCAAGGCGGCGATAACGGGATCGTAAGCGCTTCCGCCCAATATTCCGAAATCGATACAGCCCTGCATGAGGCCGCCGCAATACGAGCTGGTGGCGGTGAAGTTATTGACGACCGGACGGGTGGACTCGTTGCACTTCCACGCAAAGCCGGTGCCAGTGTGCGAGCAATCAATAATCTGCTGATCGCTGCCGCCCGTTACATAGTGCGAAGCGTGGCCAATAACACCGCCGACCGCGTGACAGCGAACGATCTGGTTGTACGTGCCGTTGGCGGTGTAAAAGCCCTTCCAGTTATAGCCATTGGCATAGCAATCTACCATTCGCCCATCGGTGACAGCGTGAAAGTGGCAAAGCCCGTTCGTCTCAGCTCCGGTATAGCTCTGGTTGTTCAGGAAGTTGCAGCCTCGCACCTTGAACGATGTCGGGGCTGATGCGCTGTTAACGAGAACCGGGCCAGATGGGAAGTTCTGGAAAGTTACGTTATCAATGAAGCCGCCAGTCTGCGTGCCGCTCACATAGACACCGACGCCGGCATAGACCCCTGACGAATACGCCCCGGTTGGCGCTGGCACATTAGCGCCGTCCATCACGCCGGGACCAACAAGTTTGGAGCTGCCCGCAAGCGTGAGAAGATGTGTAGCGGTGAACCCGGAATGCGCGGATATGGTCGCGCCATTCATGCGGATTGTCACGCCCGCTGGCACGCTTACCTTGTCGGTTAGGCTATAGCTGCCGTTATGGGTAAGTTCGACCGTATCGCCAGGAGAAAGTGCTTCGATCGCCGCCTTGAAGTTTGCCGCCTGGATCAGGTTGTCGCCGGCAGGCGTGAATCCAAGTGCGGTCGCAATAGCCGATGCCGTAAGCGGGTTTTGCAGGCGAAGGGGGTCAATGTCCTTGATGACAGTCCCGCCAGCGTCGCACACCTTGACCCGGTAGGTTACCGAAGGATCGAGGTAGAGCGGCGGATAACGCCCCGCGCTGTCCGCATCGATCACCGCACCAAGAGGCGTAGTAAGCCCATCGTCGGCATAGACAGGCGTAGGCGTGGTCGTGCCGGTGATGAAGAACTGCAATTCTGCCCCAGATACGGGATCTGCATTGCTGCTCAGCGTCGTTTGAAACGGCGGAACGAAAAGATAGGCCATGCTGTCTCCGGACAACAAAAAAGCCGCGCGGTTTCCCGGCGGCTGTGCTAAGTGGAACGCGTGAAAGTCTGGCACGCGCTAGTATTAATTGGACTGGCGCTATCCTTGCGCCCTAGACCCTACAGGTTATCAGCGTTCGGGCTGCTGTTGATTGCTTGGCCCTTCGTTTGGTGAGGCTGCGGCCCTTCCGCCCTTAGGCAGGTTGTCGTTGACCGCGCGAAGAATGGCGTCCTTGATGCCGAGAGCCTCCGTCGCGATGCCGGGATCCTTAGTGGCGATCGACGTAAGCCGATTGGCGGCAGATGCGAGCGCCTGCGGAGACTTGGCGCGTGCCGCACCCGTAGCCCAGCGGACAGCAGTTGGAGACGCAAGGAACTTGGCGCCGCCATACTCCCCGACGAGCGCAAGAAGCCCCCCAACTGCGGGCAGGATATGGCCTGAGCCCGCGCTCAGCAGCGAAGAGGCGCCAACCGAGGTTTCGATCAACTTACCGACCGCCATTGCGCCGCCCGTGTTGCTGTGGTTGGCGAAGCGACCAGCCTCCTTCATGCCATTCGCAACTGTGGCGAGATCGTTAAGCGCGGCGCGCTGCTCAGGAGTGAAGAGAACGGCCTTTGCACGCGGGGCGATATTGTTCCACTGGGTTAGGAAGGCATCAACTGAGAAAGCTGTGCCTTCCGCATTCTGCTTGCCGGCCGATGCCGCACCAAGCTTCGAAATGATTGTAGCGCGGACCGTATTCGCCTGGTCTGGCCCCATAGTGCGCAGCGCTCGCCCAACCTGAGCAGCATTGCCCCCGTTCTTGGCCCAGCGCTGGATTTGCGCGAAGGCCGCCTCCGGGGATTGTTTCATGTCGCTACCAAGGATCTGCGAAACAGTATCGCTGACGCGGTTGGCATTCGCAGCATAGAAACCATTGGCCCGATTGAAAGCATTGAGCGCCTTCGGCCCTTCCCCGGCTGCCGTGGCGCGCATATCTTCACTGATCGCGCCATACACCTTGCGGAGCGCCTCGATCTGCGAACCGTCGCTTTCCAGGCCAGGGCGGCCGATGATCTGTCCAATAATGGAACGGACGCGTTTCAGATCCTGCCAGCTAACGCCACCGCCGTCAAATTGGGTCCCAACCTGCTTGACGACCGTAGCGCCAGGAGAGCCGGACATAATGGGCTGCGTCTTCGGAGTGAGGGCGTCCAAGGTTGCCTTAAGGCGTGGATTTTCAGCCCAAATTTTCGACAGCTCGGGATTGCTTTCCAAGCCCTGCGTTAGATCAGTGAGGGCGGCACGCGTATTGACCGCAACGGCAGGGCGAGTAGCACCGATCGGGATGGCGTTGTATAGGTTCTCGATCTTCTTATCTTGCGCCGACAAGAACTGTCGAGCGCCAGCTTGCGCAGCCTGACCGGCGCCAACCTCATCGGTCGCCTCGCCTGCCGTGCCCGCGATCCTACCGACCGCGCCTTTAAATGTATCGATAGCAGACTTGGCGCGATTAATAATCGGGCCAGAGCCGAGTGGCGTTTGCGCCAGTCCAGCGGTCATGTTGCGGGTGAACGGACCACCAACGTCTGCCGCCAGAACATTAACGCCCTGTCGGTTGGCGGCTTGGATTACGTTCTGCGCATCACTCGGTACAGTTTCAACCGCAGCACGGCTAGCGAGCGCATTGGTAATTTTGCCGCCCAGAAACCCAGCGCCAGCGCCGGCCGCTGCGCCAATTCCGCCTTGAATAAGCGCATTCGCCCCTGCGTTAAGCCAGCCTGACGGCCTGCTTAGATCCGCGTTAGCCGAGTTGAAGCCGTAGATTGCCGACGTGGCTCCGCCAACCTTCGCACCAGCTTTGGTTGCAGCATTCAGAGCTTCAGCCCCCTCCAACCCTGCCTTAGCCTCTGCCGCCGCGCCAATCGGCAACATGGCTCCGCCAGCCATTTCGCCTCCGAAGTGCATCCAAGGGTGCTGTTCGGCATCGGTGGCGAGGACGCCGCGCACATTATCCAGTTGCTGGCCGTAATCGTACCCCTTACCAGCGAAAAAGTCTCCGCCGGCATTGAATGCCGCCTGGATGCGCGGATACGCGCCCAGCGATAGGCCGCTAGCAAAGCCGCGCTCAGCCGCGCCCTCAGACCCATCGGCAAGGTCTATCTTTGGCAGGGGGTAGTTGATCGCGTTATTCACGCCCGCCCCGGCGTCTCTTGCCTTTATCACATCATCGGCGTTCGTGATGACGCGGTTTCGGTCAGCAGCGAACTTACGGAGATCATCCGCAGTCGTACCAGGCTGGCGAGCCAATGCGATTAGCTTTTGCTCATCTTCCGGAGATAGCTGTGATGCCTGCGCTTCCACGGGCGCCTCGTCGGCAAAGCCCATGGTGTGCCCCTCAGCAATAGGCGCTTGTTGCTGCTTGAGGTACAGGGATAGCCGCGCCACAGAGTCGGCGTCACCCGCTGCATCGGCCTTGCGAATTGCCTCATAGATTGGGGCATTCGGATCATCCGTCTGCGCGGGAGCGGTGGCCATCAGTGCTGCACTCCGTATTTATGAAGGATCGCCTGCACATCATTCGGGATTTGCGACCGGCCAGCGGCGCCCGTAATATCGTTCATCGTTTTCTTGGAAGCGGCGTTGGTAACACGCCCCTCCTGGGCCATGGCATTAAGGGCAGCCTGATATGCCTCAGGGCTATCGGCCGTGCGAAGCATATTTGCATTGTGTTCGCGTTCTGCGATGCCGGTTCCGGCGCGACCAGCGACCATGTTGTACGCGTTGATCACGGCGTTCGTTTTTACCGCGAAGTCCTTGAGCTTGGGGTCGCTTTCGCCGCGTGCTAGCATCTGCTCGACTTGGTTCAGCGGAACGAAGTCGTGACGGGGAATGGCCGAACTTGCCCGAGCGGCCAGCGGGATCGAGGCTGACAACTCGTTGGTGCCGTAATCGATCTTCGCACCCATCGCGCCAACCTGACGTGCGCCGGCCTTTTGGCCGAAGAATTGCAGGTTTGCGGCGGCGATGTCGGCTCCGGTTTTACCCTCTGCCTGAAGTTGGCGCGCAAGCTCGTTGCGGACCATGGAGATGTTAAGCGCCCCCTGATTGCCGCGCCCGATGTTCTGCAATGCCGAAGTGTCACCGGCGCGAAGCTGCTGAACCACAGCCTGGACCGCCTCTGGGCTCAGCATGCTGTTCTGCAACTGCTCTCGCTTAAATGCCAATTCATGAGCAGCCGTGGCGGCAGTCATATTCTGACCGCGCATAGTGACCGCTCGGCCAGCCGCCGCCGTAGCGGACTCCATGTCCTGCCCGCGCTTCTTGGTCGCATCATCCAGAAGGGCCTTGGCGCCCGTCGAAATGTTGATTACGGATTGCAGATTGGCGTCAGAGGGATCGAACTCTTCGATCTGCTTCGGCGTGATACCGTGCTGCTGAAGTAGCGGAGCAGCATCCATAAGGGCAGCAGCTCGCTGCGCATACGGTAGTTTGGCGAGCTTGAACGCCACCGAACCAAGCGTGTCCTGCTGGTCGGCAACCTGCTTGCGCTGATTATCGTCCATTTTGCCGATCGCATCGACCAGCTTCATCGCCATTTCAGGATCAGCCTTTGCCACGTCGGCAATAGTCGGCTTCGGCCCCTGAGCCTGTACGGTTACATCGCCAGGCTGTGCCGGCTGGGGTTGCGCGCCGGCAGCAGTTGGCTGGGCAGAAGGCGCTGGCTGTTGTCCGCCCATCGAACCGTATTTCGACCCCAGAACAGCAGCAAATGCGTTGCGTGCAAGATTGGCACGCTCGATCTGGGCTTGTGCCGCGCGGGTCTGTACGATCTGGTTAGCCGTGGCAGGATCAACCGCAAGAAGGGCATTGAAGGCGTTCTGATCGTCGGGGTTCTGCGCAAGCGCCCCAAGCGCGCCACGGCGCTGCTGCTGAATGCCGAGCTGCTGGCCGACCTGTAGCGAGTTGATGACATCGCCAAGGACGTTGGTGCGCGGCTGGGCAATGCCCCAATCGAGACCGTCGCTCATGCGCCATAGCTCCCGATCGGCTGGACGCCCTGAGGCGTGTAGCCTGGGTTGATATTGTAGCTGGGCAGCGCCGACATCGCGCTAGGTACCGAGTAGCTGCTGTTGAGGCCCTGCCTAAGAGCAAAGGCGTTCACCGCATTGCTGGCGAAGTTGCCGATATTCGCGCCCGTGTTCAGAGCGGCGTTCCCGGTCGCGCTGGCGGCATAGTTGTTGTTGTTCGATACGGCATTGCCGTAGTTCGTTCCGACACCCGCCAGAGCGTTCGCAGCCGATAGGCCGACGCCCTGCTGGTTGCCGAGATAGCCGAGATAGCGGCCGAACTCGTCCGAGCCGTAATTCTGACCGAGTTTTTCGGCTTCCTTAATCGCCGCGCCGCTCTGGATAAGCCCGCGCGAGGCAAGGCCCGTATTCAGGGCGCGCATCCCCTCGCCCACACGGAACTGATAGCCGTCGCTATTCTGAAATGTGTTGAAGGCATTGTTCGCCGCCGTGGCATCGCCGCCAAGCCCGAGCAGCGCGTTGATATTGCCCTGCGCTTGCGTTCCCGAATTGATGAACGGGGTAAGGGTAGTCTTGTTCTGGTTATAGATCTGCGTCTGAAGCTGGTTGTTCTGCTGGGCGGCATTGTTGGCAGCCTTAGCCGCCTTGTTCCCGCTGATGATCGACGCGCCAGCGGTAAGAGCCCCCGCTCCGATGATGGCTGCGGGAATAGCAATAGGCATCTACGCCCTCCAGTGAAACAGATCGTAGGTGATGCCGCACACCGTGTTGACGCCGGCAGGCTGGAGCCCAGCGGACAGGGTGAAGCGGCGAACATTGGCAGCGTCGGGATGGACGCGGGTCCAAAGGTGCAAGGCGCCCTTGGATCGCATGTATTCGAGAGATTCCTTGGCTAGGCGGTAGGCATCACGCCCACGGCCGCGCGGAAGAATGAAGGTGTGTATCTCGTAGGTGTCCGGGGCGGACCAGAGGTAGGCAAAGCCGCCGTGCGGCCCGAGCAGGAAGTAGTTCTGGAAGTCCTGGACCTGAGGCCCCATTTCCAGCTTGCTTTGGCCGTCTCCGCCGACGAATGGCCGTATTGTGGGGTGGTTGACTAGCTCGTTGATCCTGTCGGCATCAAACGAGCGCTCGATCACCAGACGCCCACCGAATGAAGCTTTGAGATGATGGTAGCGATGGCAGCCGATGCCGCCGCCGTCTTGTCGTCTATCTGTTGGACCTGAGACTGCGTGTACGCCGCGCCTACAGTCTGGCCAGTGTAGGTCGAATAGCTTGGCTGGGATGTTTGCCCTTGGCGCACATAACGAGCATCAGCGTCCGCCGTGGTTGGAATTGATGACGCAGCGGCAACACCGATAGCGCGATCGGTAAAGGCATTAGGCCCCGTCTGTTCGACCAGCCCCGTACTGTTAAGTGCCGCCAGAGCGGTCAAACTGCTGGAAGCCGGCTGGCGGCTGTTCGCATTGTCGTTTGCCGCCTGTGCGGTCGTCTGAGCCGTCGTAGCCGTAGATTGAGCTGTGTTCGCCGCCGTCTGGGCCGTGGCAGCAGCTTGAACCGCTAGCTGAGCCGTGACGATGGCTTGCACAAACTCAGGCAGCGCGCGCATGAACTCGGTCGTCGGGCGCCCCTGTGCATCGACAATCGGGCGATCCTGACGAAACCGGAAGGTCATCGCGAGCGCCCTCCTGCCAATTCGTTGACCCTGACACCCGAGAGCGTCCAAGGCGCCGGGTCCGTGGTGCGGAACTCCATCACCAATCCAGGCTCATCAATCATGCCCAACCGCGTCCAGAACGTGCGGGCGCGGTAGTTACCCTGCTTGCCGATCGGTGCGGAGCGCCAGCCGCCGTACGTCTTGCCGCCGTCCCGAGACAGGCGAAGCTCCAGGGTCGGATTAGCCCCCTGCCCGCTCAAGTATGGCGTCTGGCCCGGCGAAATGTCGCAATGCACACTCGAAAGAGGCAGAGACTTGCCCGTCTGGTGAATGATCGCCGAAGAGATGCGCTCAATCGGATCCGTGCCATCGAGCAGCGCCGTTTGGCTTAGCGTCCAGATCGTGCCGTTCGTATCATCACCCGCATAAACCGCAGGCCCGACCATGCAGCCCAAGTGAGCGCGCCAGCCAGTGCGGCCCCAGCTCTTGAACTCTGCCCATTGCTGGGTGGACGCATCATAGGCAAAAGCCCCATCGACGGTGTTCACGACCAGAAAGGCGTGACCGTTCCAGACGAATACCCACGAATGAATATCGGCGGGATCGGTGCGGCTCAGGCGCTCCTCAATGCCGTAATCGCTGATGCGCTGCGGGACAGGCCCACCGCGATAGACTATCTTGTCCTGCCCAACCCATGCGGCGGTATTGTCGTAGTTGCAGATGCTATCGCGGCTGATCGCGCCCTTGTCGTACACACGCCCTTCGGCGCGCTCGAAAGGTGCATCGGCATTCCCGGTCGATACCCAAAATTCCGTGCTGTTCTCGCCGAACAGCCAAAGCTCATCGCCTACTACCGCAATGCCGACGAGATTATCCGGCTTCCTTTCCGCAGAAGCGAACGACAGAGCATTCCAACTAGAGCCGTCGAGAACAGCCGACCAATAGAACTTTTCCGATCCAGTGCGCGCACAAATGAACAGACCAGCAAAATAGACAACGCTATTTTCACCGGCTCCATCAGGAAATGCGACCGTCGATATAGTCGAGCCATCATAAACGTACATCGCATAACCCGTTGCAACAAGCAACTGTAGTTCCGAACTAGCCATGCTCACACGTCCGGGCGACGAAAGCGATCCGACGCTAGATCCGTTGCGATAAAGCGATCCGCCGGCCACAGCGAACAGGTCGCCATTGAACGACCCCGGCTGCGCATACAGCCCATAGACCGGGCCAGCGGCAAGCGAATATGCCTGAACCAAGCCGGGCCGGCCGATCAGGCGGAAGCTCTTGTCCGAGCCGATCTCGCCATATTGGTTGACGAGGCGCGTCTCACTGAACTGACCGACATTCCTTCGATATGCGTTGAAGCCGAAGGGAATGGCGACCACTAGAAATACTCGACTGGTGTTGGGTCTTGGGTCGATCCAAGCTTCATCGACAGCATCGCCCGGAATTGAGAGGACAGGCGCGCCACGTTGGGCTGCACCGGCATATTGAAGTCACCCGCCGTCTCGAATGCGATGACCCCGTGCAATCCGCGCTCTCCGCGCGTCGAAAGCGGGCACTCAGCATCGAGCGACAGGTTGTTGATCTGGACCCAGCCAGTACGGTCGTAGATATAGACCTTGAGCCCGCTATCGTCCTTCACCTCAATGCAGGACAGATCGCGCGGGGTGCGGGTGGTGGACCAGCAGGTAATCGTAGTCGGAAGCGTCACAGTAACACCGGTTGCGGCGGTAATGCGCTCGCCTTCCTTCGCCGTGTAATTGGCGGTGACATACTTGTCGGTCAGCCGACCGAACATGCCAGAGTTGACCCATCCGTTGAAGGTGGACTGAAGGGCCGAAAGCCCCGTGTTCACATCAACGTCGGACGGGTCTTCCCCACCGGCATAAACCCCGAGGAGCTGAAGGCCCCCGGTCACGATAGAGCGACAGGTTGCCATACAAGCTCCCCGAGGTTCAGAGGGTTAGGAAGTGGTTGAGTCTTCCACGACGTAGAAGAGGCACAGCTCGATATTGCCGGCGACGCCAGTGGCGGGAGCCGTCGAGAATGCGCCAGTGACCAGCGTCTTGCTGCTGTTGAGATAGCCGAGGCCGGAAGCCAGGCTCTCGTTCGCAGCGGTGCCGGCCTGAGCGACGGTCGATGCCGAGAAGTAGCGGCTGGCGCTACCCGAGTCACCGATGTTGATCGCCGCAGTCGGGCTGCCGTTGCTGTCCAGGTCGTCCGACTTGAGGTAGCCGCCCACCACAACCGCGTTCAGCGGAAGGTAGAAGAACTGCAACACATCGGAAGTGCCGACCGTGGAAGGAACGGCGACGACGCCGCGCGCCATCTGGAGATTACGGCGATAACCGTGAACCGCCTGAGGGCGCTTATTGGAGACGTTGGTGGAGGTGTAAGTAGCCATGTGTCAGCCCTCCTTAGCTGTCAGCCGCAGCGCCAACGAGGACCGTCACAATGCCGTTCTGCACGCCATTGTAGTTGATCTTCTTGACACCCAGCAGTTCTTCGATCGCGACGCCCGGACGGAAGCCGTAATCCTTGACGTAGTCGGTGCGCGGCGTGGGCTCCTGGCCCCAGGCAATGCCAACCGCACCCGAGCCGCAAAGGAACACGGGACGAACGTCAGCCGACGAACCACCAATGGCATTGAAGCCGGCGGTTGCAGCGTAATCGTCAATCTCGGGAACTTCGCGGTGAAGGACGCCATCATAGAACAGGTCGCCGTCCTGGAAGATGGGATTGTTCTTCCAGCCGTCACCCTCACGCGCACGCGCATTGGTGTTGGCCGACTGCATGGTGGTGTCCGCCTTGAGGTCGCGGAACGAGCGGGCGCCGTGGAATGCCACGTAGAACTCGCGGCCTTCCATGCTGTCCACACGCCACGGACGGATGCGGGGGTTGGCCGACTTCGCCATGCGCTTTGCAAGGCCGAAGATCGACGCGCTCGCCTTCATCGAAGCGGTGATGTTCGCAGCCGCAGTCGAGAAGGTCGCATTGTAGTTCGACAGAGCATTGCCGAACAGGATGCGATCCGAGTTGGCCGCAGTCCACGCGTTCTTGTTCGCAGCGGTCGCCGCGTCGAAGTTCACCGTGGTGCCCGAGGTGTCGGTTACAACCGCACACAGCGCCTTGATGATGTCGTCGCGGAGCTTCTCCGACTCCCAGACATTCAGCATGTCGCGAGCCGCATTCAGGAGATTGATCTCCGTCTTGTAGCTCTCCGACTTCGGAACGCGAACCGCGTTACGACGCCAGTCGACGCTGATCGGGAAGTTGTAGTTGGTCAGTTCCTCTTCGGCGCCGTCCAGCACTTCCGAGCCGGTGACGCCCGAGCCGGTCAGGCGACCGATGAAGGGGATGTTGATGGTCTTGCCCGCTTCTTGCTGAAGCTCGTAACGGGTAAGGATGATGCCTCCCTTGTTTAGGTCGGCGTTGCTCATGAACTTCATGAACCGGCTGTCGCGCACGTACTCCTGGAAGTACTTGGCGAGCCACTTCTGCTTTACGCTAGCAGAAGCAAGAACGACTTCAGACATAGCTTAGGTTCCAAACATGCTGCCGTAAGCCGCGCCAGGCCCAGCCGCTTCGGCAGGCGAAGACGGACCACCAGCGCTAGGCGCGGAGGCGAGGGATCGGGTTGGCATCACGGGAGCGGGTGAAGGATCAGCGGCGGGAGCCGCCGGTTGCGTCGTGGGAGACGCCGTTTGCGCGGCTTTCCACGCAAGGAAGGCGTCAATCTCGGATGTGTCGCCCAGCTTCCCCAGCGCCTGATCGCGCTGATATTGCTGCACGGCATATCCCCAAGGGTTACGCTGGCTCAGGACTTCGTTCTGAAAGGCCGGGTTCTGCTGGAATTTGGCCAAGGCCCAATCCCGCGCGGCGTCCACGATCTCGTTGCCGTGCTTCTCACGGGCGAGTTCTTCGGACATATCGAGGCGAGCGCTGGTGACGGCGATCTGTGCCTGATGGATCTGGAACTGGTTGAAACCGTCCGGATCTTCCTCAGGATCAGGAGCCTTGGGCGTCGTTTGCTGGCGCTGAAACTCCTGTAGCTGGCGTTCCAGCTCCTTACGCTTCTCGCGCTCGTCCAGCATTGCCGACAGGGGAACATGCCCCTGCGGAACGTCGGGCTTGGCTTCAGCTACGGGAGCAGGTGCCGGTGCTGGATCAGCCGCCGGGGTCGGATCGACCGTGGGCGTAGGATCAGCAGCAGGAACGGCATCGGCTGCAACAGGTGCAGTCGTCACGTCCTCAAGATGCGCGTCGTCGCTCGCCCCTTCCGGGGCGTTCAGAAAGTCGAGAGTTCCCATTGTTTCCCCTGACTGCCTTTGTCGTCGGCAGCTTCACGATGCGCCCGGTCCCCGGCGGCGGGTTGCCATGTACGCCATGGCAGCGAAGTCGCCCGTTTACCCGGCGGCGGTCTTTGGCTCGGGCGGAGGTTGTACGGCCTCCATCCCTGCCGAAAGTGCGTTCAAATGCAGCGTGCCTTCCGCAACGGCCTGCGCGCCGATCTTGGTCGCTGCATCTGCCTGATTGCGGACGGTCTCACTATTGGTCTTTGCGATGTTGGCCTGATCCTGCTGGATCTTAAGCACCTGCTCGGGAGACGGCTGCTGCTGAGACATCTCGTTGAGCTTTTCCAAAAGCTCCTGCTTGTTCGGAAGCTGAGACATCTGGATAAGCAGCGGAAGCGGGATTTGCACTGCGTCCGCCCGCGCCAGGTCGGCAAGCATCTGAAATTGCTCTTGCGCGAGGTTGGCCGTGTTCGCGACCGTATCGAGCGTTATATCTACATCCAGTTCGCCCAAGGCGTTGTGATAGCCCATGACGACAGTCTGCGTGCCGGCCATCGGCATACCCGTTTCAGGGTGCGGCACGATTGCGGGCACTTGCTGCGTCACCGGCTGGTTGATGCCGATATACTCAGGCGCGTTCATGTCATCCGTTACGCGGATGTAATCAGCGGCCTTCCAATACTGCTTGGCGGTAACCCACGCGCGGCGATAGACACGCAGCTCCCATTCTTCGATGCCGCCCATGACGACGGCGCCTTCAGTCATGCCCGCTTGCTGGCGGACCAACTGAGCACGCCCGGACTCATCGGCCCCAGAGCGCCCAAGGATCGCAGGATTGGGCGACATGCGCTCAATCTCGGCAATTGCGAGGTTCAGAAGCTCCATCTGTCCCTGGATCTGGACGTTCAGATCAGCAACCTCGAAGCCGTACGGGATAACACCATCCGGGCGTGCAGCCTGCACGCGGGCAACATCCGCCGCTGCGTCGAAGCCTTCAACCGTGGTCAAGAGCTGGCGCATGGTCAGCAGGTTAAGTAGCTTGGCGCGGCGCTTGTTGATCTCGTCCTGAGGCCCACGCATGTCGCGAACGATGCCGTAGCGGTTGTTCTCGCGGTCGATGAAGCACGACTGCGCAACGATCGGGCACGACGGACGCCTGCGCTCGTCCAGATAAGGCGATGGGCCGCTTTCCAGGATGCCGTTGCCGTAGAAGCGGCAGAACATCCAAGTCGGGCCTTCGCGGTGGTAAACGTCCACGACCAAGACACGGCGGCGCTTGGGGTCGATCCACGTCACCGCGCCGTTCATCGGGCGATCGTTGAACGTGGTCCCCATCGTGACCATGGCCGCGTCCATGCCCGACTGAAGCTGCCCCTTGAACTCAGGGTACATCGCCTCAACGTCGTCGGCATACATCCACTTCGCCACGCCCATGTAACGGGCATCGCTGAAGTCCTGCCGGCGCGAGCGCGGATCGTAGAAAAACTCTTCCCATCGAATATGGGTAATCTCGACCCGCCCAAGGTCGTTAGGCTCGACAATTACCGCGCCCGTGCCTTGAACTAGGTAGTTCTGCGAAACGTCGATGCGGGTGTCATTGAACTGCGTCTCATCCGAGATGAAGCGCAGCACCTTGGAAACGATGTCGCTCGCCTGATCGTCACCAGGGTTGCGACCGTAGGCGCGCGGGCTGGTCTTGCCCTGCTTGAGAACGCCTAGCCAGCCAAGGACTCCGGGACGCACGCGGTTGAACACGTTGTCAGGCTGCTTGCGCTCGGCAAGGATGCGACGCTCTTCGGCGGTGTACTGATAGCCGTTGTAGTAATCGTCATCGGTTTGAGATTCGATGCGCGCCTGTTCGGTGACAGTCTGCGCTTCGGTGAACATGCGCTTGTATTTTGCGAGGTCGGTGTCCGGAGAAGATGCTACAGCGTCTTCCATCCGCTACCTCCATTACTCGCGCGACGATACGAGTCGCTAGGATCGTTGATCTTGACCGTGGGCGGGACAATCGCCCGATGCACCTGATCCAGAGCGCGGCCGATCAAGCTTGCCGCGTCCACTTCATCATCATGCTTGCCGGCGGGGAAGCTCAGGAACTGACTCAGGTCAGCGCCCGGTTCGAATTGAACCATGCCCATCGATGCCCGAGCCTGAAAGCCTCTCGCTCGCGTCGCCTTGTCGTGAATGCTGGGCAGCCATTCCATGCGGCAATGCACGGATCGTTCCCGCATCCGGCGCAGTAGCATGGGCTTTACAGCCTTCTCGATAACTCCAGCCTCGCCAAACCACGCTAGCGGCTTGTGCTTCGCGATCAGGTCGATCTTGCGCTCGATCCACTCATCCGCTGCTGTCTGGCCGCTCCAGCCATCCAAGCGGTAAAGCTTCTCATTCTCGTCAATGCCCCAGACGCGGTGAACGGTGTAATCCCCGTCGCCATCGGTGACAGCATAGTCGCTGCTGCCGTAGATCCGCAGATGCTTCGGGCGCTCTTTCCAGCTTGTCAGCCAATCACGTTGGAAGAATGTACCATCATCCGGCTGTGGCCGCTGCTGATACAGCGCCGACCACTCACGCGGACCAATAGAGCCCTTGATGCGGTTGAGCGCCGGGACATCATACCATTCGGGCCAAAGTGCCTTGCCCTGATTGTCGATCGCGGGAAGCTCCAGCACTTCCCATTCGCCGCCATCTTCCTTCCGGCCTTCGCGCTCTAGTAGCCTTCCTGCCAGATCGTCTTCGTGCCATCGGGTTTGAATGACGACGATCGCACCGCCCGGCATAAGGCGCGTAAACGCGGTTGAACGGTACCAGTCGTCCACGATCTGGCGACGTCTCTCGCTATCCGCCTCCTCGCGATCCTTGAAGGGATCGTCGATAAGAAGAATGTGAGCGCCTCTGCCTGTAACTGCCGTGCCAACGCCCGCTGCGACATAGGCGCCCCCGTGGCTGGTGTTCATGCGGTTCGCCGCTCGACTGTCTTCCCGCAGCTCAACGTCATTGAACACGTCGGCGAACTCAGGCGCCGCGACCAGATTGCGAACGTCACGCCCGAAGTCCATCGCCAAGTCGCTATTGTAGCTCGCGGCAATGATCTGCTTGGCAGGATTGCGCCCGAGATACCACGCAGGAAACTTGCGGCTCGCCAATTCCGATTTGCCGTGGCGAGGCGGCATGAAAATCATCAGGCGGTCAATCTCGCCGCGTTCAACCGCTTCCAGCTTGCCGCAGATCATCGCATGATGACCCGCAGCGACGTAAGCCGGGTTTACGATCTCAGTGAACGCTTGGAGACTGTTTCTTGCCTTTCGGCGGTGCAGAAGCGTTTGCGTCCGCTCCAACTCCTCCAGCAAGTAGAGGAGCGATTGACGCCGTGAGGGTTCTAACTCGCTCGATAAGCTGCTCATCCGTCAGCTCTCGCTCATCGCTGACCGTCAGGTTCACATCCTTCGGAAGGAGCGATGCAATCACCTTCAGGTATTGATCGGGTTTCTCGGTGCGGACGGTTTCGATTGTTTCCGGTCCGTGCTGTTCGAAGCTGGCTTGAAGCGCCTCTATGAACGCCTCGCCAAGCTTGTTGCGTGATCCCTTGGGCCTTCCGCCGTTTCCGCTATTGCCCGCTATAAAGCGGCCCTTCTCGTCCTGTTCTGGCTTTGGTTGCTTTACGTCGTCCATGCCATGTACGTTCCCGGATCAACCTCGAAATCCTCGGAGGTCTTGGCAACCACACGATAGTCCGTGGCAGTCGTGGCGCTGACGTTGGACGTGCCGAATTTGATGAACACGTCCGTGTCGGGCTGGATCGTGACAAAGCGAGTGCCGCCGGCAAATGCCGCGCTCTTACCGCTAGTGCCGCTCATGGTTTGCTGTGCCTGAAACGGGGCGCGCTTCACATTGCGCTTGCCTGCCAGGTCGACCATCTCGAATATGTTGACGACAGCCATTACAAATCCTCACTGAGCGGCGGGAGAGCAAGGATCTGGGCAACAGCTTCGTCGGTCCACACCTTGCGCAACAATGGGCCGGTCCAGACGTTTTCGGGATCGGCGGAAAGGAAGGGTCCAATCTCTTTGGCTGACTGCTCTTCGTCCATTACGCAGCCTCGTTATCGTTACATGGTTCTTTGGCGCACCAGCGTTTGATGGTGGCGAGAGCGTCATCAGCGAGTGCGATCCCTCGCAATAACTCGCTGTCGTTTGGCGTTTCGCGGGGCGGGTTGTCGGTGCGGGCCAGCGCGAATGAAAGGTCCATAGCCAGATCGTCGCGGAGGTCTGAGATTATCTCAGCCATCGATTGGCAGGCCGGATTTGTACGCGGCGATCGGTAGCGCGATTGCCAGCATGAGCAGGACGGCGAGACCAATTACGTCGCCCATCCTCGCTCTCCTTGAATAACCTAGAAGCCGCCAGTGCCTTCGATGCAGGCCGATCCACCGTCACCTTTGCGGTTACCGAAACCTTCGCGCATGACTCTCTCCTTGAATAAGTCCCCTCCGAACACTCGCGGGCTGCCAACCTACGCCGTGAGGTTGGAGGAGGCGTGCCGGGGTCGGAGGGGTGCGCCGACATGCAGCGCAAACGAAAACGGCGGCCGATCC